GTACACTCTTCTATTCTTTTCGACGTGCGCTCTGCGCAGCTTCGAAGATGTGGGAGTTTGCCAAGTTCAATCGGTCTTGTCCAAGACCTTTATCCCAGCGCCGCGCGGCCTTAGGCCACGTGCGTGTCTGTGTCGCAAGATTTAACTCCCTGGGGGCGTTAGACTTCGACAATTTTCGTAACTTCAACCAGAGCAATAGTACTCTGCCTCCCTCTCTGAGGCTAATATCGTCATTTTGACGTGACAATATTTGCACCCATCGTGGAAAACTTAGTGCTTCGCTTTTATACTGGAAGCAGTCACTCCAAAGGTCACCTAACGCCTTCCAGGTAGGAAGGGTGTAAGGATCGTACTGGCGGATGACTTCATCCACTTTCTTCACACGAGCCCGTAATTGGTCATGGAACGGTCGAGCTACCCATTCTAGGAAGAATTCATTGAACGCTTGCACCGAAATGAAAGCATCCAATGGTCCTCCTTTCCCAAGCCTACTTCCCAGGTACCCCTGAACGGCGATTAAACCGTTTGGGAGTACCACGGGTTTCCGCTTGGTCCGCCCCTTCTTCTCATCCTCCGTCATAGGGCGATCTTCGCCATATGAGTAGGAGTAGAGTCCAAGTTGCGGTAGGAGTTTCTCGATCGCTACAATCGCATTCACGGCCCGGTTAACCAATTCGTACCAAATTCCGACGGCCATGGGCCATTGGAACAGGTCTTCCTTGATCGCCCCACCGGGTCCAACGGCACTGACCCATGCCTCGAAAGGCACGGACCAGATGCCGCCCGGTTGGTGCAGGCAAGCAGACAGTCTCCCGAGACGATTTCCCAAAGCCCAGACCACCTGTAGGCGGCCTAGGTTTCGGTATCCGAAGCCAACGAAACGTGCTACAGTCGACACACGAATTCTTTCGAATTTCATGTTCTTACGAACTAGCTCCATGAGTGCTGTCAGATTCTTTAACGAAACTGACACTTCATCTAAGGAGATACCCGATACGTCCTGTCCTTTGAAATAAGTTCTCTTAGCGAACTCGAAAGTTCCCTGAGAAGAAACCAAACTTTTGGCTAAGCCGATTTCAACTCCTATCAGATCCATTATTCTCAGGTATTCGTTAGCAACGGCTTTGTTTGCAATACAAACATCGTCGCCCAATACTGCGTAATCCTGAAACCACCCTTCTGCGTCCTTGGGGTTTACTTGAAAATACGCTAACTGCACTAATGCATGATGCGTCAACGCGAGCATGGCCCAAGACGAATAAGCACCCATAGGCTGCCCCACTGCGTAGTAAACCTCGTTGAAACCTAGGTTCCAACTTCGAGCTTCTTTTGGAAGCTTATAAGGTCTACCAACCAGTAAGGTCGCCCATGCGCGCCCAAACGTCCCGGACCCTGTCGCCTCTAATATCTTCTGTTGAAGTATCAACGGTAACCGATCGGTTGCCGCGGATAAATCGTAAGAAGCCACAAAGCTCTTACTAGGATCGTCCATTCTCTTAACCAGCCGCTCAAGAGGAGCATGCTGATTGAAGGTTCCGTCCGTCCCTATGGCTCTGAGTCTTTTAAAGATCCACTTATGCAGTGGGTACAACAGTGCCTGAGTCAATGCATCTACCATAGCGAACACTCGAATTTTGCCCGGCTCTTCTTTGAACCCGAGCCGCCCGAAGGCCGTTACCGGCCCCCAGACGTTCTCAAGTGGATTTACTGAGGTTTTCTCGATACGTACGGTGCTCTCCGGTTCCCACGGCCCGTGATGGGCTCGTTGAGGGTCCCTCGCGAAGGGGTTCGCGTAAAAGGGATTTAGCCGAACGCACTGTGTGTACCGATGAACCACCGGTTCTCTCCACTCTTGAATCCTCTTGATAAAGGGCCTTAGGCCCCATACCAATTCAAGTCCGTCAACCTCTTGTAGATAAAGCGAAAAAGCTTTCATCAGCTCCAAAGGAGCAAATAACGCCCAATTCACGATATCTAGAGGGATCGCAGCTACAGAGCTGAGACCCCCCGAGTTAGGGGATTTCTTCCTTATTAACGGGATTGAATTAGGAGTCAGTTCTCGGTCCAACCGCATTTTCCACGGCAGTTGAGTTTCTTTGCTCAACTTAAGTAGGAAAACAGGTAACCATCTAGCCCACAGCTTTAAGAATCCGTTACCAGATAAATCTGGTCCTGGATTAGTAATTGTTGTGAGTTTTAACTTTCCGCGGAACTCAATAACTCGGTATAACCCGAGCATTGTGAGCCACAGTCGGATAACGGTTACGTCTCCGGATAATATCCGTTGACGGTCCCTTCGATCAATGATCCGAGGGAATCCCTTGCGTGTTCGAGCAACGTTCATCCCTATTTTCAACGGCGCCGTTCCTGTCATTCCTCCTAAGCTCTGCTGAAGCAGAACGAAGGAAGTCTTCAAGTACAAGGCAAGTCCCTTTGATCCTAGGTAACGGTGCAGACTGACGCATCTTCTTGCAAATCCCCAAGTGATTTTCACTCGCGCAACAGACAGGTCTCCCACTACTAGAACCACCGCTCTGAGGAGCAGTGGGGCTAGTTGTTTTCCTCTTTTTAAGGAGGAAGACCAATTTAAAGCGTGAGGTACCATGCGAGCATATAATGTTCGTATGTTCTTCATTTATTTAATTATTTATAATTATATAAATCCC